GCAGAAAAAAGAATGGGCATGGTGAGGTGATTTGAATGCTTGATATAGGCGATATAGAGGCTGCGTTTGTGGTATGGCGAGCAGCTGGCTTAACTCCACCACCGATGAATGATGTGCAGCGGGAAAACTTTATGGCTAAAACGTTGGAACAATACAAGTATACACAGGTCAATGATTGGGCGGAAGCTGTTGAGTGGGTAGCTAATAACAATACGCGCTGGGCAACGTGGTTCGACATCAATACAGCGCTGTCTATAGTCCGACAAAATAAAATCGGCGCAGAGAAGAAAGCTATTGAGCGTAATTCTAAAGCGGCAAATGAGTTTGTTAAAAAGTTGTTTGCTGATCTTGCTGCCGGTAAAACATTTGGCGAACTACGGCAGCCAATAAGCGAGAAAGTTAGAGCTGCAGCAAAGAGGATTTTTCCTGATGCCGACGATAGCTTTATAAAGCGTAATTGCAGCGATATCAGCTTTATCGCAGACGTCGAACGAAAATGCGCTGAATGTATTAACACTGTTGATTGCCCATACAGCGGACATCAACCGTTTTTGAGAGTAGACAAAGAAAGCGGATTTACTTATGTGGTAGCTGATCGTGAACGGTGTTATAAATATCATCCGTTAGTGCCTGATGTAGTACCAAAACGGTCAACCCGTCGTCAAGGTGAATTAGCTAAAGTTTAAAGGAGCGGTAACTATGAAAATAAGTGCAGAAAAATTACAGGAGATTATAAAAAGTCACGGTAGATGGTTGCGAAACGAAGAAGGAGGGGAACGTGCAAACCTCCGCGATGCATACCTCAGCGGTGCAAACCTCCGCGGTGCAGACCTCCGCGGTGCAAACCTCCGCGGTGCAAACCTCCGCGATGCATACCTCAGCGGTGCAAACCTCCGCGATGCATACCTCAGCGGTGCAAACCTCAGCGATGCATACCTCAGCGGTGCAAACCTCCGCGATGCATACCTCAGCGGTGCAAACCTCCGCGGTGCAGACCTCCGCGATGCAAACCTCAGCGATGCAAACCTCAGCGATGCATACCTCAGCGGTGCAGACCTCCGCGGTGCAAACCTCCGCGATGCAAACCTCAGCGATGCAAACCTCAGCGATGCAAACCTCAGCGGTGCAGACCTCCGCGGTGCAAACCTCCGCGGTGCAAACCTCCGCGGTGCAAACCTCCGCGATGCAAACCTCAGCGGTGCAGACCTAGACAAAACATATTATCAAGTTGTTAGAATTGGCAGTCGCCGAG